AAGTCTGTCGAGCAGGCGGACTACGTCGGCCACCGACGCATCGTGACGGTGTCTGAGCTCGTGGCGATGGGCTACGACTACGACGAAGTCGTCGAGCTTGGATCGGCGCACGACGACATGAACACCAACGTCGAGCGCTACACGCGCAACAAGGCGCTGACCAACGAGATGAACGAGCGCAACGACCCCGCGATGCGCAAGGTTCTGTACGTCGAGAACTACGTCAAGGTCGACTACGACGGCGACGGCGTCGCTGAGCTGCGCAAGATCTGCACGGCGGGCGACGGCAACAAGATCCTGATGAATGAGCCGTGCACGATGTCACCCTTCGCCACGCTCTGCCCAGATCCCGAAGCGCACGACTTCTTCGGCACAAGCGTCGCAGACACAGTCATGGACATCCAGCGCATCAAGTCGTCGATCATGCGCAACACTCTGGACAGCCTGTCGATGTCGATCCACCCCCGCGTCGCAGTCACCGAGGGCATGGTCAACATCGACGACGTCATGTCCACCGAGGTGGGCGCGATCATCCGCCAGCGTGCGGCGGGGCAAGTGCAGCCGCTCGCGATGCCATTCGTGGGCCGCGAGGCGTTTCCCGTCCTGCAATACATGGACGAGATCAAGGAAGCCCGCACGGGCATCTCTAAGGCGTCTGCGGGCCTAGACGCCGGCGCTTTGCAGTCATCCACCGCGTCAGCCGTTCAGGCCACTGTGAGCGCCGCTCAGCAGCACATTGAGCTGATCGCGCGCATCTTTGCGGAGACGGGCGTCAAGCGCATGTACCAGCTTGTCCTGCACTTGATCACGACACACCAAGACAAGGAGCGCATGATCCGCCTCAATAACGGGTTCGTGCCTATCGATCCGAGGGCGTGGAATGGCGAGATGGATGTCATAACAAATGTGGCTCTTGGCCGAGGCTCCGACACCGAGCGCATGATGCTCCTGCGCCAGATTGGCGACATGCAGAAGGAGGCGATGGCGACGATGGGTCCGCAGAACCCGCTGACCGACATCAACAAGATCTCGAACACGCTCAAGTCGATGACCGAGCTTGCGGGCTTCAAGGACACCTCGCAGTTCTGGTCAGACCCAGCGCAGTTCCAGCCGCCGCCACCTGACAACAAGCCAGACGTCAACGAGCAGCTCATCCAAGTGCAAATTCAGCAGATCCAAGCGGACATGCAGAAGAAGGCCGCTGAGTTGCAGCTATCCCGCGAGAAGATGATCATGGAAGACGACCGCAAGCGCGATGAGCTTGAGGCAGACCTCTACGTCAAGGCCGAGGAGATGAAGGCCAAGTACGGCACGCAACTCAACGTGGCCAAGATCAAGTCGGACATGACGATCAGCCGCGAGGTCATGAAGGCTCAGGGCGACATGATCAAGGAGGTCGCGCGTGAAGAGTAGGCAGCAGGTAATCGATGACGGGCGCAGCGCCGCCCGCATCATGAAGGATACTGATTTCGCCCGCTTTATGGACGAGATCGAACAGGATTGCTGGGNCGAGTTCAAGACAACCGCCCCCAGCGATAGCGAAGCCCGCGAGGGCGTTTACATGAAACTGCGCGGCGTTCAGGCGGTTCGCCAGAAGCTGCGCGCAATGGAAGATAATGCGACTATTGAAATGAAGACCAAGTAGCCGCATAATATGGAGTAGACGATGTCAGATACCAACACCCCTCTGGGGACTGACCTGAACACCGCACAAAATGCAATCAGAGCCATGATCGCGCCTGAAGAGGATACCGTGACGGAGCCTGATGCGCTTGAGGTGGAAGCCGCAGAAGAGCCTGTGGAAGAAGCCGAAATGCCCGAAGAATACTCAGAGGAGCAATCTGAAGAGTACGCGGAGGGCGAGCTTGAAAGCGAGGANGAAGCCGAAGAGCTTGGCGACGCGTCCTTTGACCTACTGTCGGCGGAAGTCGAAGTAGACGGAGAAGTGACTACCGTTGAAGAGCTAAAACGCGACCGACTACGCCAACGAGATTACACGCGGAAGACCCAAGAGCTTGCCGAGGCCAGACGAGAGTTTGCTCAGCAGGTTGAGGAGGTTGACCGTGAGCGAGCCCAATACGCTCAAATCCTGCCAGCACTCCAGCAGCAGATTGAGCAGGCGGCGACGCAGGAGCCAGACTGGGACACCCTGTACGACACAGACCCCACAATGGCAGCGAGGGCGGAACGTCAGTGGCGGAAGCAGCAAGAAGAGCGTCAGGCTCAACTGCAAGCCGTTCAGGCTGAGCAACAGCGTCTCGGACAACTAAACGCGCAGAAAAAGCAAATGTTTGTTGANCGGTACACTGAAGAGCAGCGTCAGATCCTGCCTGAAATCATTCCAGAGTGGCGCGACGCCAAAGTCGCGGCTAAGGAGGCATCCGACTTGAGGGGCTTCCTGCTTTCGGAGGGATATTCAGAGGCAGAAGTGACTGAATTGCGTAGCGCCACGCTTGTGAAACTAGCTCGAAAGGCGATGCTATATGATCGAGGGCAAACGCGTGCAAAGTCGGCAAAACAGCAGCCGAAAAAGCAGGCGTCCAAGACATTGAAGAGCGGAAGCCGAGCGACACAGCCTCGACCGAAGGGTGCGCAAAAACAAGCGCTCCAGCGCGCACAACAGACTGGCCGTGTGCAAGACGCAGCGGCTGCAATCAAATCTCTACTTTAGGAGGCCATCATGGCTATCGTAGCAAATACACAAACCTCGTTCTCCACAACGGGTATCCGCGAGAGCTTGGCAGATATTGTATCTTCCATCTCCCCCGAAGAAGTACCCCTCCAGTCCAACATCGGCTCCGAGAACGTGTCCAACACGTACTTTGAGTGGCAGACAGACAGTCTGGCTTCAACGAGCACCACAGCGGTAATCGACGGCGACGACGTGTCGTCCTTCGACGCGACAGCCTCAACGACGCGCGTAGGTAANTATACGCACATCCTTCGTCGGACGGTNATTGTGGCGGACAACTTGAGCGCGCAAGACATCGCGGGCCGCAANGACGAGCTTGCATACCAGCTCGCCAAGCGCGGAAAAGAGCTCAAGCGCGATGTTGAGGCAACATTGACGGACAGCAATGCGCAAGTCGCGGGCAACGCCTCAACTGCGCGTGAGACTGGCGGCTTGGGCGCGTGGATCGCAACCAACGACAACTTCGCTGGCGACGGCGCGTCCCCCACGGGAGATGGCACCGACGCCCGAACAGATGGCACGCAGCGTGACTTGACTGAGGCAATGGTCAAGGACGCGATGCAGAAGGCGTACACCGCAGGCGGTCAGCCATCCATCTTGATGGTCGGCCCGCACAACAAGACAGTNGTGTCTGGCTTCGCAGGTATTGCGGCGCAGCGTTACCAAGCTCCGTCAGATGGCCCAACGACCATCATCGGTGCTGCTGACGTGTANCTGTCTGACTTCGGTACGCTTTCCGTGACGCCTAACCGCTTCCAGCGTGAGCGTGACGCGTTCCTGCTCGACCCAGAGTACGCATCTGTCTGCTACCTGCGCCCAATCCAGCAGGTTGAGCTTGCCAAGACCGGTGACGCCGAGAAGCGCATGGTTCTGGCTGAATTTGGACTAAAAGTGACCAACGAGGCGGCACACGCTGGTGTGTTCGACTTGAACGCATCATAAGTTAGGACGGGGCGGCTTTGGTCGCCCCGCTCACTTTAGGAGGCATACAATGAAAAGACTTTTCAGCAGCGACCCAGCCACGGGCATCACGAAATATTGGCACGTTACGGGCAACGGCGAGTACGTTGTCGAGACGCAGCAAGACGTCTCCGCTATCGCAGATGCGAACAAGCGTCAGTACAACGAAACCCCCAGCCGACACGGCGACCTAAACAAAGTGGCATCTATACCGCTTTCAGTGTATTATCAGCTCAAGCGTGAGGGGATCGCGGATGATCCGAGCGCGCTCAAGAAGTGGCTGAACGACGGCGACAACCAAGTATTCAGAACGAGGGCGGGAACGCTGTGAGCATCACAACATACGCAGAGCTAAAGACGGCGGTTGCCGATTTCCTAAACAGGGACGACCTGACGGCGGTAATCCCGACGTTTATCTCGCTGGCCGAGGCGCAGATCGCGCGCGACGTGCGACACTGGAAGCAGGAGAAGCGCGTCACGACGTCTGTCGATGAGCGATACGAGAACCTGCCCAATGACTGGCTGGAGATTAAGCTGGTCGCGCTGACGACTGGCAAGATGCTTCAGACGGTCTCCATGTCAGAGATGGCGGAGATGCGCGCGGCATCGGGCACGGCGGCAACGCCTCGCTACGTCAGGCTGACGGCAGACCAGATTGAGTTCTACCCGACGCCCAACGCGGCGACTGACATCTC